CTGGCGGATTTTTTCCAGCCAGCCAATGCCACAGTCCTGCAACAGCGGGTTAGCGGCACGGTCAGACGGGTCGCTGTACTTCACGCCGTTAAAGCCAATCATGATGCGGTCAAGCGACATCTGGCGGGCCATCGCCTTACTGATCAGCGGCTGGAACTCCGGCATGTGCGCCCACGCATCAAGCTGTTCATAGCTGATGCCGTAGTCATAGTTGACCTTGCGGCACATGTAATCGAACGGCTCCATTGAATGATTTGAGCCAGGGTTGCGACGACTGGTAACACTGTTGTTTACGCCAGCCATCGGGCCTTTGCTGCCGATCAGGACTTTCTGACCGATCTGTTGGTTGACGCCAAACACGTTAATTTTGCTCAGGAAAGAATCATCCTGCTGTGCGGCCTGCTCAAGGCGCTGCTGACGCGTCGGATCTACGGCGAATTTTGCAGCAACGGCGGCGGTTGATACGCCGTTGAGCTGTGCCTGCCGGGCGATGTACTGATCAAATAGCTGGCGGGTATTGTTATCCATGTTCTCTGCTCTCTTTGTGAATATCAGTAATCAGCCAGTTGCGCGTTAGCGCTACCGCTCGCGGGTGCCCGCTGGCTGAAATTGCCGTCTGTGCTTCCCAGCTTGCTGGTCAGCGCGGCAAGGTCGGAGGTCAGCTTCTGAATGGCCTGGCTGTCCTGCTCACGGGCGCGGCTCAGGTCGTTGAAGCTGTCCAGCAGATCGGCATGGGACTGGGCGACGTTCTCCACGGCGTCACGCACCTGGCTGAATTGCTCACCGTCAGATTTACGGCCTTTGCCGATAATCCCCATGACGCGCGCGAACCACTGTTTACCCTCATCGCTGCGCTGCTCAGCCAGTTCGATGATTTCTGCCTCAATGGCATCGGTGAACAGCGGGGCTTCACCCTGCTGATTGTTGAAGGACATAACCTGCTGACGCTGCTGCGCGGCAAACTTCAGGCGCTCGGTGCCGAGGCTCGCCGGGGTATCGGTCATTGCCAGCCCCATGACATAAGCCTTGCCGTTAAGCGCAAACTGCGGGTGCAGCTCAATGCTGGAGTAAATTTTCTTACCTTCCTCCGTCAGCTTCTTCATGCGCTCAGAAGGTTCAATCTCAGCGTAAAGCGCGGTGCGTCCGGCGAGCGGGCCTTCGCTGATATCTTCAGCACTCAGCGCCGTCACATCCCCCATCGCACCGAAATCACTGCCGGGGAAAGGCGAAAGATAGTGCTCCACGTTGACGCGTGCGCCGTACACGTCCGGGCTGTAGTTTGCTGCTGCATCACGAAGGTGCTCAGGGCGAATTTCACGTCCGTCAACGGTGGCACCGGAGACAGCAACGCGAAATTTCTTACGGGCTGGTTTAGCTGCGCTAGCCATGTCGATAATCCTGTTGAGTGGTTTCTGTACGGCCATGATGGCAGAGCGTAACTTGCTGTCTCAACGAGGTTTTGTTGTCGGAGGAAGGTGAGACCTTAAAGTGGGCGATAGGGGGATCGCGCGCGGGGTAATCTTCACCACATCAACGGTGGAGGGCAGATGATACAGGACGCTTTTGTACGTCAGAGAGCAAAACAACTTTACTGGCAGGGCTACCCTCCAGCGGAGATCGCGCGTCTGATGGGAATTAATCAGAACACAATTTATTCATGGAAAAAACGCGATGAATGGGATGAAACGCCGCCCGTCCAGCGCGTCAGCCAGTCTATGGATGCCCGCCTCATCCAACTGACGGACAAGAAAGACAAGACAGGGGGAGACTTCAAAGAGATTGATCTGCTTACCCGGCAACTGAAAAAGCTGTCTGACGGACAGCCGGCAGAGACTGGAGCGGGCAAAAAGCCGCGAAAGCGCAAGCAGAAAAATCACTTCACCGAAGAACAGATCGTCGCGCTGCGGGAGAAAATACTGGATTCGCTGTCGTGGCATCAACGTGGCTGGTATGAGCAACGCCACCACCGAAACCGCATGATACTGAAGTCCCGCCAGATTGGCGCAACCTGGTACTTTGCCCGCGAGGCGTTACTTGATGCGCTGCGTGATGATGTGAAATACCCGTACCAGCGCAACCAGATATTTCTGTCTGCATCCCGTCGCCAGGCTCACCAGTTCAGGGGATTCATTCAGAGAGTTGCCGAAGAGGTAGATGTTGAGCTTAAGGGGGGCGACAAAATTGTACTGAGTAACGGCGCAGAGCTGCATTTCCTCGGCACGTCTGCGGCGACGGCGCAGTCCTATACGGGCAACCTGAAGTTTGACGAATTCTTTTGGGTCAGCAACTTTACCAACCTGCGAAAGGTTGCTGGAGCGATGGCAACGCTGAAGGGGCTAACGCGTACCTACTTTTCCACGCCGTCAGGTGAAACCCATGAGGCTTACCCGTTCTGGACGGGCGACCGCTGGAATGAGAAACGCACAAAGGCTCAGCGCAAAGCGTTCGATGTTGGCTGGAAAACGCTGAACAGTGGCTTGTTATGCCCGGATAAAACCTGGCGCCAGATTGTCACCCTGAAGGATGTGATAGAAAACGGCTGGGAATACACCGACCTGGAAGAGATCCAGGATGAAAACAGTGAGGATGAATTCCGCAACCTGTACATGTGCGAGTTCGTTCGCGATGGTGAGTCAGCCTTCAACCTTAACGCACTGATTGGCTGCGGGGCAGATGGTTATGACGAATGGCCAGACTGGAAGCCTTTCGCGTCCAGGCCGATGGGTAATCGCCCGGTCTGGATAGGCTATGACGCCAACGGCAGCAGCGGCAACGGTGACAGCGGCGCGATTTGCGTTGTGGTTCCGCCACTGGTGCCGGGCGGTAAATTCCGCACGGTGGAAACGGAACAGGTGCGCGGCCTTGAATTTGAAGAGCAGGCGAAAGTTATCGAAAACTTCACCTTCAAATACAACGTTCAGCATGTCGGCATCGACGTGACGGGCGGTAATGGTGAAGCCGTTTACCAGATAGTGAAGAAGTTTTTCCCGATGGCGATGCCCTACACCATGTCAATGACGTCAAAGCGTGCCCTGGTGCTGAAAATGCTACAGCTGATCCGCGCCGGGCGATGGGAATATGACCGCAGCGAGCGCGCCCTGATCAACGCATTTAACTCTGTTCGCAAGGTAAAGACGCCGGGCGGTTTTATCACCTATGACACTGACCGCTCGCGCGGCGTCAGCCATGGGGATTTAGCCTGGGCGAATATGCTCGCCATTATTAACGAGCCGCTGGGCCAGGAGAGTGGCAGCGGCGGGTTTGCTATGGAGTTCTGATGAAGAAGCGCACCAACAAAAACAAACACAAAGACACTGCCAGCAGCGGCAGTGCCGGACAGCCTGATATTTCTGACGCGCTCAGAAGCGATCCGGCGCTCAGCGCCTTCACGTTTGACGGGCCATATTCAGTAACAGACGGCTATGATCTGCTGGACAGCATGTGCTGCGTCGATAACGGACGGTACTACGAAACACCAATAGACTGGAAAGGGTTAACCCGTGCGTTCGCACAATCCCCGCTGCATCAGTCGGCGCTTTACTTCAAACGCAATGTGCTGACCGGGTGTTATATCCCTCACCCATTACTCTCACGTCAGGCCTTCTCTGCTTTTGCGCTGGACTGGTTTGTCTTCGGCAATGCCTACCTTGAACGTCGCTCTAACCTCCTAGGCGCACCGCTCAAACTCCAGCATGTTCCGGCCCTGAACACACGGCGGGGGAGTGACCTTGATACCTACTGGTTTATCCGGCAGTGGAAAGATGAATACGAGTTTAAGACGGGGCAGATCTGCCACATCATGAACCCGGATATTCATCAGGAAATCTATGGTATGCCTGAATACATGGGGGCGCTGCTGTCCGCCAGCCTATCCCATTCTGCCGACAGGTTCCGCAAACTCTACTATGACAACGGCTCTCACGCCGGATGCATTCTCTATGTCGGTTCGGAGAAGGTGGATCAGGAAAGCATAAAGGTGGTGCAGAAGACGCTGTCGCAGGCCAGAGGTAAAGGCTCCTTCAAAAACGTGCTGATCCACGCACCGGGCGGCGGAAAAGACGGCGTGCAACTGTTGCCGTTCAGCCAGATATCGGCAAAGGATGAGTTTCTTAACATCAAATCAGCAACTCGCAACGATTTACGCGACGCTCATCGCATTCCGCCGCAACTGATGGGCGCAATGCCGGAAGGTAACGGATCGCTCGGTGATGTTGAGAAGGCCGCGCGCGTCTTCGCCATTAACGAAATGTTGCCCGTGATGGAAGCCATGAAGGGCGTCAATGACTGGCTCGGTCAGGAAGTGATCCGCTTTAATCCCTACGCTCTGCTCAAAGACGAGTGATCCGCTTCACCCGCCGCACATCCTGCGGCGGTTATCCTTCAGTAATTTTCAATCTTCGCATGACCGGCCACCACCCGATCACCGCCCGGTACGATCTTTAACGCTCCTCACTCAGTGCGCATGCGCGCCATTCTAGCTGGTGCAAACTGCAATCGGCCCGCACGCACCCATAATCGAGAAAGCGCGCGCAGAAAGCAGGGAAGGTCGAAGCATGGCATTTAAAGGCATCCCCTACTGCCCCCTGTCGCGTGGGCTGTTCCCCCGTCACCTGCGCGCGACATTTGCTTCGTTTTTTGTGCATTGACCGAAACTGAACAAGACCGCGCCACAATAGGGCGTGAAGGCGTTATCAGTATAAAAAAAAGTTGCGCAAATTCGTGCAGGTTTGTGCAAAAAAAATCGGTAACTTGCACAACAAGATGTGAGCAAAATCTAGTAGGAGATATTGAATAATGATGCATCGGCAGTAAACTACGTAAACTTACCTTGCCTCACTTGAGGGGAACATTTAATGAGTACACAGCAAGCAACTGAAGTCATGAACCAAACGACATCAACATTCGATCAGGCTGCAGTTGAAAAGATTTTAGATGCTCTGGAGCAGACCGGAGAATTGGCATACTTCGCACGGGTTGCTTCACCATATGGCTTTCAGACAACCGGTCGCTGGGCTTCCACCAAGCAAAACATACTTACAACGTTATCAAATCCTGATGTTACAAATAAGCTTGCAACTGAGAAAACGTTGAAAATGATTTTTTTAAGAATTATAACATCTATTAATCATTTTTATTCGGTTGATTATATTAAAGGCGGTGATGTTAGCGGCATCTCGAAGTTTTTGGGGTTTTCAAACTTTGAAAAAGTCTTCAGTAATGCGTTTCCCTTAAAGCTTGATGAAAGTAATGGTTTACCGCCATCTCAAGGGAATTTTATTACTGCCGTTGAGGATATGGGAGACGGAATAGCTGTTATTTTTTCTTACGTATTAATGAAGAAAATTAGTGGTAGAAGTAAACTACGCACGAATCAATATCCAGTACAGTATTTCAATACCGTCTTTATTCCTAACGACTTGAGTCGTGTAGAGTATAGAATTGATCGTAAGCTAGGTCGTCGTGCATGTGACCGAGCTTTAGTCGATCTTCGAATGAGATTCATCGAGTTTCTGTCTGAAAATAATGTAAGTTTGCAAGTTGAATCAGTTAACTTTTTTAAAGCTATAGATAATATTTATCAGGATAAAAGTTTTGGACGTTTAGTCCAGGTAGATTTCATTGAGCCGAAGAGTGATGAAGATGCAACTTTACGTTGTAGAACAAAACCTAGCTACGATGCTCGTAATAGACATGTTGTAGAAACAAAAGATGGGGACCTTTCTGCAATTGATGGGTTGAGAGTTCGTGGGGTTGCTGTTCGATTTGATTATAAAATCGGTGATGAACACTTAACTAATGAAATAGGTTTTGACCCAAATAAAAAAGATTGGGCTGAAAATGACTTTTGTGATACATTTTATTTTTCTAAAATGTCAGAATATATGTCACATTTTGGGGTGATAAATGACATCCTTAAAAGAGCGATATAAGAGAATGCTGCCAGTAATAATAAAGCAGCATTCTCTTGTTGATGATTTGGCTAAAAATTCGGTTCTTTTAGAACCGAATCAAATCAAGTATTATCATAATTTACTTAATTATATGTGTGATAATATTGAGTTGGATATTTATACCATTCATACTCTTAAAAAAGCAATTCAATCCTCAAGTATGAATGATGTATTTGAAATAGTGAGGTTTTTCAGTGGTGGAAATTCTAAGCTGTTCAGAATAAAGTATTATTATGAAGATGAAGATAATGAGAAAATTTATATTAATCAAGACGAATATTATAATTTTACAATGACAGGTGAAACACCTTTTGATGAGAATGGTCGTGAGATTGAAGATTTTGATCCACGGTATCTTACATTCTATTGTTTATTGAATTATGATTAATAATACTTCTCCGGCACAATTATTAACTCGTAGGGATTATTTTGCTAACGAGTCTGATTTCCATCGTCAACTTTTTGATGACATTGGCAACATTATAAAAGTTATGGAAAGTTCAAGCGATAAATATTATGGAGATGATGAAGACAAGTTGAGCCATGCTATAGTTGCTACCCTTGGCCAGCTTGGATATGGTGCGACAGAACAAACTAAAAAAAATGGTAGTGTTGATATAACTATTACAACTAACACTTCCCAAAATAAAAAATTTGAATGGATAGCTGAGGCTAAAATAGGATATGGACCTCAAAAAATTTTTGAGGGGTTGCTCCAGTTATTAACTCGTTATATCAAGCGTGACAACTCTGGTGGTTTGATAGTTTATTATCAAAAAGATAAATCCAATGTTCTTTTCAATAATTGGTTGAAATATCTGTATAAAAAAGAATGGTCAGATTATTGCGAGTCGCAAGGTACACTTGGAAAGGTTAGTCCATTATTAGGGCATTTAGAGTTTAAGGAATATAAAAAGGTTGCAGATGATTGTTATCATGCTGACATAAAAGTAATTAAACCTAATGGTGCTCCGTTTGATCTTAGATGCTTTTATGTGGATGTTTATCATGAACCTGTAGATAAAAGTGGTGTGGCAAATAAAAGCTTGAAAGAGGGGATAGCAAGAAATAAGATCAGAGAAATGTACCATCTTTGGGAAGCAGGAGATTTCAAGCAGGAAAATCAAAAAGAATTGTTTGATGCTTTGAAAGTTTATTTCGATGGCGCAATGGACTCTGATCGTCCAGAGGATTTGGATGATGCGGCTGATTAAATAACAAACTTATTCTTGAGTCGTTCTTTCGGTCTTGGGCTTATGTTGTCATCTCGGGAGTATGTTTTTGATACTCCTTGCTTGCTTCCATTAATAATATCTCATTCTCTTTATTCGTCAGTCGTTACCGCCATTTTAATCAACAGTGTTCAAATTCAAATTATATTTTCATATAGGAGTGACACTGTTGAAAAAGATAGTAAGTGTCGGCATTCATTAATGCAATGACGATAAGCTAATATCTAATACTGGTGTTACAGAAAAATAAGATATTACTGGACATTCTAATCAATGTAATCCGGGAAGACCCCAAATTATAAACTATTTATCATAAGCTCGAATTGTTGGTTAATCGATGAAAAGCTAATTCGTTTGAGACTAATAAGTAGCCACAAAAAAACCGACAAAAAATTTGGCGGCTTTTTGGGGGGAGATACTTCTTAACTGAAATCAAGTCATGGTAAATTTTTACTCACCCTGCTGATTGGGCACTGGTTCTCCAGCAATTGCTAAAATAATCTGGGTGAGTGGAGGGTTACTTTCCGGGTTCTGCAACTCCAAAGTTAGACCCCTTCTCCCCGAATGAACATTACATACGAAGTTAGAGTTAGGATCGCGGTAAACTGTCTTGTATTGCTCGGTTACACCAAAAATCCCCATTTCTTGGAAGCAGAGAAGAATTTTTGTGGCGTGAAGAGGTGTGATAGCTGTGGTACTCATAAAAAATCCCTTAAATGTTGAAGCACTCTGCCAGTGAGTTGGCAGTTTTTATAATAATTAAAATGACTTAAATTCTTCAAGCCCTCCAGCGAAGAAAAAATTACACTTTCAGTTTTGATAGTCATCTTCCCGTTCAAAATACTTGCCCAAGCAGACTACCTTAGAACAGTGCAATACTAAGCTGCTCCAGAAGCGCATCATTCTCCTAATTTATCTCAGTTTTACACTTCTTCTCGGCATCATTGCCTAGTTTTTCAATTACTTCTGCGCCGCTAATCTTCGAGGTACCTGCTAGGCATAACCCATCATCACCATAGGCTTTATCATCCAGGCATAGCTCCGCATTACAATCTTTCGCCCTACAGTAAGACGTTTTGGTTTCTTCTATCAAATAGGTACCATTCAGACGAACCAGTCGATCTCCTAAAGATACTCTTGCCCCGCTACATAGAGCTTGGATTTCAGGCTTAGAAGTAATACCCCAGTCAGTAAGCTGGCGGCGAAGGTGATCCGTCATTGGTGCAACCTCCGCAATACTTATCCGCCTGATTGCCGCTTCATCACGGATTGTCGCCGCCACTTTCATGTAATTTTCAGCGCGCGCCAGATCTGCCTTTTCGCAATCTGAAGCGGTAATAGCAATTGCAAGAGACTCAAATACATCAGCAGGTGATTTCTGCCGTTCTGGTTTGTATTTTCTGATGCTCTCATTAAGCCGCTTTTTCTGATCACGGCTCATTTGACTAATTTCATACTGCTCTGGTTCTTCTGGCGGTGGATTTACCGCCCCTCTATTTGTATGTTTTTCATACTCAGTACAGTTATTGACACGAGTCCAAGAGGGCGCAGACGCACCCTTAAGGTCAAAAACCGGATCTACGCGGTCTGAAAATTTGGGTTTCATCTTCACAATGCGATAAGAATGGGGGCGCGTTTCAACGGGGGGAATGCTGGACGCGGGCATAACCAGACCCTTAATAGCTTTCTGATATTCGCCGTAGCTGGTCGGCTCGTTTTTGTATTGATACCAGGCGCGGAGGACAAGCCTGGAGCGGGAAACAAAAGGGCCACCCTGCAAAGTGATGTAACCCTGCCAATCTCCCGCATGAGCCGCGCGATGCAGCTCTCCAAAGACAGGGCTAACTTTGTCAGCTAACTCCTGATTTCTCAGGCGACGCAGCTCACGCCAGACTGACACTGGCGCTCCCCCTAAAAACTGGAATTGCCGTATACCCCAGCATGACGCCCAAGCCGTTGCGTGCTTAGCGGTTTCCTTCAGAGGGCGTCCACTTTCATGATCGCTCTCACCGTCAAGAGCGTAACCATCAATGTTTTTTGAGATGTATTTGACGACATAACCCGTAGCGCTACCAAGAGCTGGATCAATCGGCTTAAGTTCAAAGCGGGGCTGCTTACCAGACTTGCCAGCTAACTCTTCCGCATCCTCACGCGTTGCGTAGTCTTCCATAACCTCTTTCAACTCCGCAGTGTGCTCTGGGGCTGTAAACAGCAGGCCATGCCAGTGCGGAGTACCGTCATGATGGGATTCAGCGACGCGAAGACCGAAAACAGGAATTTCGCGGCGTGCGAGTTCAGCGCGAATCTGTTGCCAAATTTGATTGAGATACCGCTGTGAACGGCGTGGGCTTGCTCCGTTCCACTTGTGGTTACGGTGTCCAAACGCGGTATAGGCATGATATTTAGATGGGGCCGTGAGCGTGAAGAAACTTCCGGCATAACCGCTTTCCGTTGCTACCTTCTCAAAACCACCAATACGCGTCATAAGTTCTACACGGCGTTTTTCAGGGTTCGATACGCTTTTATCAATCTGCTCTATCAGCGACATGCGCTCACCCGTAACCTGATCTTCAAGTTCCAGGCGGCTCATGATTTCCCTGCTACGTTTGCGGCGCGCGTCCCACTGTTTAACGTGATTTTTGCTGCAATAGGGGGAAACATCGCGGCGCACATCACCAAAGGCAATATGCAGATGTTCACGCCAGCGGCGCGCGTACTTTCGCAGCAGGCGTGACCAAAAACGATCATCAAGAATTTTTCGAATTGAAGCGGCCATTTCATCAAGTGGCATTTTGCGCCGTGAAGCCCAGGGCGCGATTAGCCCGAAGTAAGCAATTAGCCTTGAGCCTTCACGCAGCATTCGTTTGCTGTAATCCACAGGGCTAAGTACAGCACAGGTTTCACTCACTTCAGCTAAGGCAGCATTTGCATAAATAGCGATATCCTGAGCAAGTAAATCAATATCTTCGTCCGTGCTGTCAGCCAACTGATTGAACCGGCGCGTTAGCTCACGAAGGTTTTCAAACGTATGAAACAGTGGGTTTAATTCGGAAGAAATGATCCAGTCGCTGCCAACAGGCACGGCGTATTGCTCTGTAACTGCTCGCACATGGGGAAGGTCGCGTGCCACGATATTGCGAAGGGTCAACTTTGCGATGTGACGCCCTTTGTCAGCGTGTACGGCATTTATGCGGGAGGAAACGCGGCGGCGGATAAATGTAGGTAGTGGCTTGAGGGTATCTTCAACCCACGCGAAAAACTCCTGCTCTTGACCCATTTCATATAGATCAACAGCGGGAGTCTTATCGACAGCAATCGCTTGTTTGGGTTCATTCCACGGATAGGCGTACCGGGCCGCCTCGTTAAAGCTGCCCGGTTTATCCGTAGTCATAGAGTGAACACGACGCGCCTGAGTCACCGGCTCACCTTAGATTGTCACAGTGTCGCCGGGCCTTACTTCCCGCGCGTCACGTTCGGAATAACTGATTATCTCGGTGTTGCTGTAACCTCCCTCACTAAGAACCTCAACGCGCGTGATCCAGAAATTACGGTATGGGCGAACGTCCAGAACCTTTGTTACTACCGCCTCAACTGTATTCATCAGAACACCTCCTGATTTTCAAAAGCACCAGAAGCAACCATTTCTGAATAAGTCGCATCGCCCATCACCGCCCCACAATCAGGACAACCACCGCCCACGCGCCCACAGCAATCACAGACACGCAGCGTGCCAATCACCTCGCCAGCCAGGTTGCGCGTTTTAGCCCCAACTGAGCGCCGAACTTCAAAAGGTTTAAGGGTGAACGGGTAATAAATTTGGCGTGTGTCCTCGGTGTCACTACCTGAAAAAACGGACACACAACCTTCATTGTTATGGGCGGTGATTAATGCCCCAACTAGGTCACGGTGATCAGTCGCCGTGAAGGGCTTTCCATAAGCGGTGAAATCAGCCGTTGCGCTGGCTGGCAGGTATGGCGGATCACAGTAAATTACTGTGTTCTCAAATACACGGCTTGCAACGGGAATGGTGTAGCGGAAATCTGCACAAAGAAACTGAGCGCCTTTCTCATATGCCCTTTTAGCAAAGTGCTGAATCTCCGCCACAGGGAAAATTGGCTTGCGGCGATGTCCAAAAGGTACGTTGAATTCATTCTTTGCATTTATACGATATAAACCGTTATAGCAGTGACGATTCAGATAAAGGAATAGGGCGGCGAATCTTATTAACTCTTCAGGATAATACAGCCTGTTATCGCGCCCTTTATTATCAGTGCAAGAACGAAAATCACGATTTAATACATTAAATTCATTTCGATACTGATAATATGATTCTTTATTATTTCCGCCTTCAAAAAGTTCAGCGGCGGCATTCAACAAACCTTCAGTGTTACTTTTCAGAATCGAATAAAAATTGATAAGCGCGGCATTGCTATCGCACAGAATATAAGTCTTATAGTCAGTATTCAGGAAAACACTGCCACTGCCCACGAAAGGCTCAACCAGGCAATCACCTTGGGGCAAAGCATCAAGCACATGCGACATAGCGCGAGATTTGCCGCCCGCCCAGATAAGAGGGGAGTTAACCATTTTTACGCTCCTTGTTTACTGCGACCTGTTCTCTGTTGACGATCCAATCTTCCAGGCAGCGGTAAATTTCATTAGTGGAAAGCTTTTCTTTCTTCATCAGGTTTAATTTGATACGCAACAACCCAAGCAGGTGTGCGCGGTCATTTATTTGAATGGTCATGTTCAATCCTCTGAAAAAAGATAAAGCGAAGCCCCGGCAAAAATACCGTATATAGATCAGTTCAAAGTGTCGTTATTAAATCAGCGCGTGCTGTTATTCCAATACGCTTCTAATTCTGCGGAAAATAATTCGCAAATCGAACCGCCTGGAAGAATTGAAAATTGAATACCTGTTTCTTTACAACGTACCTCAAAACCATTTCGCGCAATATCGGAAAGAGCCATACCCTGAACAACATTACGCGATCTGCTGTATTGATGATCGGGGCCGTAACCACTACGCGATAAAGTGCGCGCACCATTTTGCCTTGTCGCATTCAAACGGTTTCGAGCTTCGATAACTGCCTCTGTTGAAGTTGCCATTAGTGCCTCCGATGTAGCCGATCGATAGTCTGTCGAGCTTGAGACAATCCGAAGTCCAGCCCCAGATAATTACCATCTTTGGTTATTTGATAACGCTGACGTGAATACGGCTTTTTGCGTGGCAGCTTCAGGATTGTGAAGCCGCGATAGATTGCTGTTTTGCTGTTGATCTGGATAAGCATTTTCAATCCCTGTACCTGTATACCCGCTGTTGTCATGCAATGCGGCGTTGCTGGCTGTGACTGTGCCGCTTGTGCGTTGAATGCTGGTTACCAGTTACACGGCGATATGTTTTCTTATCTCGCATCAATCGATCAATGAAGTGCTTTTCTTCCGGGGTAATCAGGGCGCGGCAGTGTGCCACTGCATCCCAATATTCTTGCAGCATGATGAAACGCTTAGGGCGCTTCGAACCAGGCATGCCTTCACGATGTACTGGCAATTGTGCGCGGTCCATCAGGTTGCGAACGCTCTTTAACGTGCGCCCTGTCAGATAAGCAAACTCAACTGGCGTGACGAAGATTTGTTTTTGCAATTCTTCGGTATTCATATCCCGGATGCTTTCAGCCTGCGCGGTGGTCATTTTGCAGGTGCGAGCAACGCGGGCGTTGTCTAACGGGAATTGGCGTAAATGTTGAGATCCCGAAGTTAAATTGATTTCTCGTGATTCTGTCATTTGTTAGACTCCTAAGTTAACCATTTATGAGGCTTACTAAGTTCATTTATGGCTTATATGACATTGTCTCGACTTGAGCTAAATGTCTCGTATGTGGGTAACTATATGGAGAACTAGTAATCATGTCAATTTCCCAAGGCGAAAAACTAGCCCTGATCCGTGACTCTGAAAGGCTAACAAAACAACAACTTGTTGATTTAGTTGGGCTTAACTACACGACTTATCACGGATATGAACGCAATAAATCCAAAATGACTTTAGAGGCAGCTGTAAAAATCTTCGGACATCCCAGATTCAACAAATATCAAGACTGGTTCATGTACGATCGGATCGACCCAAGTCGGGGCCAGATCGCACCGGCTCTCGCACACTATGGGCACGAAACAACTCAATCAGACCACTCCGGGAAACAGATTGGTTAACTTTATATAAACATTACATTTTCACTATTTGTTACCAGGATAGTGAATTCACCATTGGAGGGCTTCACTATGTCAGTTAAGAAGCTCGAAGATGGACGCTACGAAGTTGATGTAAGGCCGCGCGGGCGCGATGGAAAACGCATTCGGCGGAAGTTTGTTAGAAAGGCAGATGCCCACGCATTTGAACGCAGTATCATTGCCAAATTTCAGAATCATGATTACCTGAATAAACCGGCAGATAAACGAAAACTAAGCGAGTTTATTGCGCTCTGGTGGCAGTTGATCGGACGAAACAAAAACTATGCAAATCGCAGATTGAGTGCGGTTAACTGTATTTGCCAAGATATGGGTGACCCTATGCTTTACCAGCTTGATGCACGATGCATTATTGATTACCGGGCATACCGGCTGGAGCAGGGGATTAAGGCTTCAACGATAAATCATGACCTTTTCGCCTTGAGTGGGATTTTCAAGTCAATGGCGGAGATCGACGAGTTCCACGGAGAAAACCCCGTGACGTCTGTTGCCGCGTTGAAAGAACCCAAAACCGAAATGTCATATCTCACTCAGACCGAAGTTGATCGGCTTTTGTCGTTATGTACGGGTGATTACTACCGCATAGCAATTTTGCTGTTGGCTACCGGTGCGAGGTGGGGGGAGGCATACAATCTGAAAGCGGAAAACATTGTCGGTAACAGAGTCATGTTTACCCTGACAAAAAACGGCGAAAGGCGCGTTGTTCCGATATCGGATGATATCGCCAGGATAATTAAACACAGGGAATCAGGGCGGCTTTTCCGAGTCAGTTACAAGACATTCCGTTTGAGGATGAAAGAAGCAAAACCCAACTTGCCAGATGGACAGGCGGCCCACGCTTTGCGGCATACGTTCGCAACGCACTTCATGATGAAGGGGGGCAACATCATTGCCTTACAGCGAATTTTGGGTCATGCGGATATTTCGCAAACGATGGTTTACGCACACTTTGCACCAGACTATTTACTGGACGCTGTGAGCTATAATCCTCTCAGTGGAATGTCCACATTGTGTCCACACTCTGGAGGCAAAGCGGGGGATTTGCAGGTTAGTTAA